ATATTTTAACTTTCTGGTATGTTTAAAGTTCTACCTACTTCTTGCCAAATTGAACCATTATAACGGAAAACTAAAATGTCAGTTTTCGCATCTGTATCTGTTGTAGTCGGAGCAGTATCTGCCGCAAAATTAAATATTGCGTTCCACGAAAATGTATGACTTCCATTAAAATTAATTTCTATACAAATAAACGCACCCTCTACTGCGTTAGTTGGCGCAGATAAAGTCGTATTTTCTGTTGTGATATGATATGCGTTTGGTTTAGCTTGAGCATCCCAAGCAACAGCATTTGAAGTTGAAGTAATTGCTTGTTGTGGAATATAAGCTAAATCATTAAATTTAATTGCTCCTGTTCCATTTGTAGTAATATCTATATCTCCATTTGCTCCATCTGCAATTACGATAGAACCAGAGTTTGTTCCATTGTTTGTATTTAATGTTAAATCTCCTGTTCCTTGTGTAGTAATTGTAGCATTGGCATTATTATCTCCAACTTGAACTGTATCAGCTCCAAGATTTACATCACCTGTTCCATTTGGAATTATATCAATATCTGCATTTGATGTAGAAACAATATCGTTTCCATTGACATCTAAATTACCACCTAACTGTGGAGAAGTATCTCCAACTAAATCTGCAACTACTGTTGAATCTAAAAAATTAACTGTGTTAGCTGAATAATTTATTGTTGCAAAACTAATATCATCTGATCCATCATAAAACTTAATAGTTGGAGAAGATGCCGAAGTTGTATCTAACCACATAGTTCCAGCCGCAGCACCACTTGGTCTTGATGACCCTGAGTGCATTGTATTAATAGCTGAAAGTGCATTGTTTAAATCTGTCCTAAAATCAGGAAAAGATTGGTTTGCAATATTCATATCATGTTGTGCCATAATTTCTTATACTCCTTTTAGAACCCTTTTGCAATATAATCGAAAGTTCTTGAAACATTTGTACCACTTGAATTTTTAAATAAAACTTGGAAATTATTAACAGTTTTATTTGAAACTGTAAAGAAATCTCCTGTAGCCATATTTTCTCCTGTGATGCCAACAGCATAAGCAGTAGATTTAAATGGTGTTGTAAAAGTAACAGTTTTTGTACTTGTTCCTGAAACAATATCATTTCCGCTAAATATTCTATCAGGCATATCTACTGTTACTGTTACAGCAGATACAACAGCAGTTGAAGCTAAATCTGTTGAGGTTAAAACTATTCTAAATTTTAAATATCTGGCGGTATAATTACCAATAACAAAATTTTGAAAAGATGTATAAGTTGAATTGTCATCACTTGTAGCAATTTCTAAATGTGCATCACAATTAGCTGGTGTATCTCCATCAAAATTTGAAGCACTTGAATCAAAATTACCAGACCGATTATCAAATAAGTCATCAGGATTTCTTGCTGATTGAGTTAAAGAGGCTGTAACTCTTACTGTATGTTTTGCTCCTATATCAATTACATTTGCAAATTCATAATTACCTGATGCTAAAAAGTCTGAATTAGCAACTCCTGAATCAAAAAATCTAGTAGTATTAGCATCAAATAATCCTGAAGCACCATCAAATAATTCACTAGAATTTAATATAAGTGCATCATCTGATATTGATACATTGGTTTTAGTTCCTGAAAATGCTGGATGTTCGCTAACAGTTGTAATCGAGTTAAAATTTTCTGCACTTGTAACATTTGAAATAATCGCAGTGGCATTTGAACTGAAGTTACCAAGTTTGTCTATGGCTTTTATTAAGTAAGTTCCCACTCTTGCTGGAACTGTAATTGATGTTGCTGGTCTTGATACTTTTGTTACAAGATTTACTGAGTTTAACCAATCTCCTGTTCCATCAGTTAAAGAAGAAAATCTTATTTGATAGTATGCAAGGTCTAAATCACTAATTTGTTTCCAAGATAAATGAGCATCTTGTCCTGTAATATTACAAGAAAAATCCTCAACATCAGATGGTGGCTCAATAGCACCTACGATTGTTCTTGAAGCTGAAACATAAGTTGATGATACTCCTAAACTGTTAACTGCCTTAACTCTTACATCATAAGTTGATTGATCTATTACATTTAAAACTCTATGATTTAATCCTCTACCTTGTGCGTAAATAATATAATTAGAATCTGTACTTAATTTATATTCTACTTGATAATAATCAACAAATTTATCTGTGCTTGCACCTATTGTTACATCTAAAGCTACGATTACAGTTCCATCATTGTATTCAATAAGCTGATCAGATAATGTAACACTTGCTGGAGCAGTAACAGAATAAGGATTTGGTAAATTTGTACTTGGTGTTGCTGTTATTTGTGTTTTTGTTGCCCAAGTATAATGTGCGTCTTGATGAATAACTAAATTTAATCCAATAGTAAAATCTTCATTAAATTCTATTCCTATAACTCTATGTGGCTTTGCAGAATAACCTAAAGATGATAATGTAATATTTACTATATCTCCTATTGCTAAATCATAAGCATCAAATCCTACTGTTAATTGTAATCCTTTTGAATCCCTTGATCTTCTACATATGACCTCTGCTATCTCTAAAGCCTGATATGGAGAAGTTATCGTACTAAAGTCAAAACGACCCTCTAATAAAAATCCACCATCAGCAGTTTTCATTGTTGCGTGTTGGTCTGCTGAAGTATAAGCACTATCATCTAGTTCAGGCCATTGCACTTCATCAACTTGCCAATTCCTATCAGGATTAACAAATGAAACTATTACTCTATTATATTTATTTGCTTTTGTTTCACTTGCTAAACTATAACCACCTATAATATCATCTTCAGTTAAAGTTATGGAAGCCGAGCCTGTTGTTTCTACTAATAATTTATATTTTCCAGCAGTATAAGGTAAATATGCTCTTGCACCTTTTGTTAATTCTCTAACATTATCAATTACTTTTCTTGAAGTATCTAAAACTGCATTACAATCTAAAACATCTATTGTTGTAGAACCATAAGCAGTAACATCTGTATCGCAAACTCCTGAAGCTGTATAAAAACTTGGTATATCAATATTTGCTACTGCAATTCCTTTTCCATATCTTTCATTTGTTAAATAATCTAATAAACACCAAGCTGGATTATTAGAGTGTGCCGCAGTTTGAGCAACTGAACTAGAATTATAAGCAACAACTTTTTTTCCTTTAATTAAAGCATGAACAGTTGGTAATCCACCAAAGCAATCTTGATTCCATTTTATTTTTAAAGATATATAAGCAATACCTCTTAATCTATGATTAGATGTCCAAGAATCTAAAGTTCCTAATAAATCACATTGTGATTGACTATCACTTCCATAATGACATTTTACACTAATTAAACTTGCACTATCTTTATAAAAGTTTCCATCTCCACTTCCTACTGTTCTTAAAGTATCATCTGCTAAAGTTCCAGACCAAGTAACTTCTTTGTCATCAATATAAATTTTATCTACACTTTCTATTTCTCCCTCGCATAATGCTAAAGCTATATATAAATATTCATTATCAGTTCCACTTGTTTCTATAAATACTCTTGTTCCACCAACTTTTCTTTCTCCATAAACAACAGGAATAGATTGATCGTTTGATTGATGGTTTAATAATATTCCTTTTTCAAAATTATTAAAATCACTATCTCCGAAGTCTGGTCTATCAGGTCGTCTATTAGATAAAAATAACCAACCAATCGCAAATACACCTAAAGCAACCCAAACATTAATTTTAAAAGGTAATTTCTTTATTATATGTTTAACTACAAATTTTTTTGCGGCTTTTATAGGATTAAAGTCTGATAATGATATTCCCATTATGATCTACCCCACTTAATATCTAAAACATTTTCACTTGAAAAAGCCATACCTAAATCTCCACTAAAGAATCGTTGTTGCGATGTGCTATTAGTTTTTCTTCCTGATCTTTTTTCAAAATCTGCCCAATGAGAAACTATATTTAAAGTTAATGCTGATGATGTTTCGTTTTCATTTATTGTATAAGTTTCAACTGAACCTTTATAAAGTAAAAAAGGGTCAGCTATAATTGCATTATTAGCATCTAAAAATGCTCTATAAATAGTTACTGCGTCATTAACTATATTTTCTGCTAGTGCTAATGAGATATATGTTTGATTTGCTCCTGATAAAGCTATTGATATGCTTGATTTACCAATGTCAGTTTCTTCTGATACTTCAGGATAACTAACTAAAAAACTGCTTGATGAATAAGTAACACTAGAACCTGATACTGAAGAAGTTAAATCATGTACGCAATCTGTAATATTTTGTGGTGTTCCAAATCCAATAGTTATTAAATGAACAGGTTTAATTTCATTTGTTGCTAGGTGATTCTTTACTGCTGTCGTTAGGCTTCTTGTCATATTGTTCGTAACTTCTTCTGTTAATTTTTATACTATCTAATATTTTATATTTAGCTTCCTTTGTTGGTTCATTATACTTTCCTAAATCGTTTGTTTCCATGTTAATATTTTCACTA